TTGGTCTTTTTTTGGGGTATTCTTTAACAATATCAAGAAACTACGCAAGGTTTTTAAATTTACAATTTGATGTTATTTCTTGTTATTTCTTAATGTTTTTTGGAGTTTCTTAATTATTTGAGGTATTTTATGGCTGGACGTAAAAAAACGAAGGAAAGAAGGAATAAACAATCGGCAGTTATGGAAACTCCGGAATTCTGGGAAAGATGTTTTTTGAGTATTGGAGTTGAAGGGATAAGTCTTTCTGAGTTTTGTAGAATTGAAGATGTTAATTACAATGCTGTAAGTTATCAGTTGAAAAGTGATCTTGATCTGCAAGATCGGTACGCAAGCGCACAGGAAAATAGAGGCCACATCCACGCGGAAAGAATAGCGGAATTGTCGGAACTTGTTTTGTCCGATGACCCAAAAAAGGCGAATCAATATAAGATAAGCTTAGATAGCAAGCGCTGGCTTGCATCTGTAATGAACAGAAAAGCATACGGCCAGCAGATTGAACAGAATGTTTCTGTAGATATTAATCTCAACTCCACATACTTGAATCAACTCAAGAACCTAATGACTAACAAGCCTGAAATAGCAGATCAAAGTAAAAAACAATGCGAAACTATCGAGCATCAAGCCTAACTCATTGTAATTACTAGCAAATAATGTGATAGTTTACCATATCAAGTAAAAAATCCGGTTTTTGCTCAGATTTTCGATATTTTTTGACCCCCCCTTGATTATATTTTTGGGGGCTTGTCATGGATAACCCTTATCTCCGTCAAACGCCAACCCCCATTTTTTTTAAAAAATATTCTGAAAAACTTTTTTTATGACTCAGGAAGAGCAATTAGCAGAAGCATTCAAGAAATTCCAACTCCGCTACATCAACGATCCAGTATTATTTGTCAAGGACGTTCTCCAACTAACTCCAGATGTATGGCAGGAACAAGTCCTCAATTGGGTAGCACAGGGAAAAAGGCGCATTTCCGTAAAATCGGGACATGGAGTAGGAAAAAGTTCGTGTGCATCATGGTTAATGATCTGGCATCAGCTAACTAGGTTCCCTCAGAAGACTGTAGTCACAGCACCAAGTCATTCTCAGTTGCATGATGCTTTGGGGGCAGAGGTTCGCAAGTGGATCACAGTATTACCAGACGTATTAAAGGATCAGTTAGAGGTATTCACGGAGCAGATACGTTTAAAGGCGGCTCCTAGTGAGAGTTTCATCAGTTTCCGTGTTTCTAGGCCGGAAAAAGGATCGGCAGAGGCATTACAGGGAGTCCATTCTGACTATGTATTATTGGTTGTAGATGAAGCAAGCGGAATAAATGACGCAATTTTTGAAGCGAGTGCTGGATCGATGTCAGGCGAGAATGCAACGACCATTTTATTGGGAAATCCGGTGCGCGGTCAGGGGTTTTTTTATGACACGCACAACAAGTTAAGTAAGAATTGGGAAACTTTATCTGTCAATTGCAAGGACTCAGCACGAGTATCTGCTGACTTTGTACAGGACATTGCAGATCGTTATGGTTCTGAGAGCAACCAATTTCGTGTAAGGGTTTCTGGCGAGTTTCCATTAGCAGATGATGATGCAATTATACCCAGACATTTAGTTGAGTCCGCCGTTGCGAGGAATGTTGAGACTATTGGAGGAGCAGTTACTATTGGAGTTGACGTTGCGAGGTTTGGCAGTGACGCATCTGCAATCTGTTTAAGGCAGGGGAACATGGTATTAGGTGATGGAGTAAAGACTAGGCGTGGTTTGAACACAATGCAGGTAGTTGGATGGGTGAGGAGTGAGATTGAGGGTTTAAAGAAGAAGAATTTAGAGATTGGAGACATCTGCATTGACAGTATAGGTTTGGGAGCAGGAGTAGTGGATCGTTTATTAGAGGAGGGCATTGATGTTCGTGGGATTAATGTTGGAGAGTCACCTACTATAGCAGGAAACTACTTAAATTTACGAACGGAGTTATGGGAGAAGTGCCGTTCATGGTTTGAGGGGTTAGATGTGGTGATTCCGAATGATGAGGGATTAATTATGGAGTTATGTTCAGTAGGATACGGATTTTCTTCAACCGGAAAGACGAAAGTTGAGTCAAAGGATGATATAAGGAAGCGTTTAGGGAGTTCTCCGGACTCAGCGGACGCACTTATCTTAACATTTGCAAGTTACGCAAGTCGGAGCGCATCAAAGGCATGGTCGAAGCCATTAATGCGAGAAATGAAGGGTATTGTTTAGTTTTAGTCTTGATCCTGTCTTGTTTTTCAGAGATTTTTACTGTAAATACAGAACTTTAAAAAAGGAAGAGTTTGGCACTAACTGACGCAGAAGTAAGACAGCAGACAGCAGAATTAGAGAAGGAGCAGATCAGACTTGCTGGTGACACTGCAATGGATGTTACAGAACTGGAGAGTATAGTTGCTGGTCTTATTGAGGAAGCAGTTGATTATATTGATCTTTCTGAAGCCCCAGATCGCATCAAAGCATCCGATTATTTTAATGGTAGCCCATTTGGGAACGAGGAGGATGGACGTTCTCAGGTAGTCTCTAGGGATGTCAGGGACACAGTTGCACTGATGCTACCCCAGATTATGAGGACGTTTTTTGGTTCACAGAGAGTAGTGGAGTACCAACCTCGTCAACCTGAAGATGTACCAAATTCTGAACAAGCCAGTGATTATGTCAATCAAGTTGTTTTAGGGACAGATAATCCAACTGCATTCCAGACTTTCTACTCTATTATCAAGGATGCACTTGTTAAGAGGGTCGGGATTGCAAAAGTAGATTGGGAAAGGCGAGAAGAAGTAGAGCATGAAGAATACACTGGTTTAGATGATCAAGCATTACAGGCTTTGCTTTCTGATCCAGATATAGAAGGTAGCTCAATTGAGTCATATCCAGATCCAGACTTTGTACAACCAGATGTGCCTGAGACTGAGAGACTCTCTCCCTCCGGACAACCAATGCCACCGCAGGACATGGAAGTTCCGCAATTGCATGACATTGTCATACGGAGACTCTCAGTCGAGGGCAGTGTTACTTTTGAAGCACTCCCACCAGAGGAGTTTTTGATAGATAGGAGAGCAAAATCAGTAGAAGACGCAACGATAGTTGCACATAGGAGGTATCTCTCAGTCTCAGAGTTGGTGAGTATGGGGTACGATTATGACGAAATGCTAGATTTAGCAGGAGATGCAGATGAATTTGACACGAACATGGAGTTCCTTGCAAGACATCCTCTGGGTACTTACTCTTCTAGTGACGAAGGTGGAGAAGCGAATCGCAAGGTCTTATACATTGAAGCGTATGCAAAAGTTGATTTCTCTGGTTCAGGGATCACTTCTCTTCGCAGGTTTTGTTGTGCTGGCAATCACCATAAGTTGTTACATCATAGTCCGGTTAATGATATTCCATTTGTGGTCTTCTCCGGTTATCCGGAACCGCATTTTTGGAGGGGGAACTCAGTAGCAGACTTAACAATGGATGTTCAACTGGTGAAGTCAAGCATCCTCCGTAATATGTTAGACAGTCTTGCCAAGAGCATCCATCCAGACACTTGGTTGATTGAGGGACAAGTCAACATAGACGATGCATTATCGAACAAGGTTGGAAAGATAGTCAGAACAAGATCAGCAGGAGCAATTGGAGAGTTAAACAAGTCTTTCAATGGTAGAGAAGCCTTTCCGATGTTAGATTACATGGATCGGATGAAGGAAGACAGAACCGGAATGAGCAAGGCTTCAATGGGTCTTGATCCAGAAGCACTCCAAAGCACTGAAAAATCAGCAGTTTCTGCAACAATGGCAAGTAGCCAAGCACAGATAGAGTTACTGTGCAGGGTCTTTGCAGAGAATGGAATGAAGCCATTATTTAAGAAGATTTTGAAACTCTTGCACAACCATCAAGAGAAAGCAAGGATGGTTCGTTTGAGGAACCAATGGATTCCAATTGATCCAAAGGTCTGGGACATAGGAATGGATGTCGAAGTGAACGTTGCACTTGGAATGGGTACTACTCAGGAAAAGATGCAGATGCTTGCAGGAATATCCGCAAAGCAGGAGAAAATCCTTACAGAGCAGGGTTCAACGAATCCTTTTGTCAATAACCAGCAGTATCATCATACATTATCCAAAATGACAGAGATGTCTGGATTCAAGGATGTGCAGTCTTTCTGGAGCAATCCAAAGGATTTTCAACCTCCACCTCCGGAGCCACCAGAACCAACTCCAGATGAAATCTTTGCAACAGCACAAGCAGATAAGGTTCGTGCAGATATTGAACTTGACAAGCAGAAGTTCGGTCTTGATCAAGAGAAGATGATCAGAGATGATGATTTACAGCGCGACAAACTTGATTCAGACGTAGGTATTAAGACTCAGGAGATGGAGAACAAGTACAAGACCACGATTGACATGACTGAGATCAAGGGGAACATGGAAAAGGATCGTGAAAAGATTCGTGCAGATGCACAAGCAAGGATACAAGAGCAACAGATTGCACAACAGCAAATGCAACAAATGAATTTACCACAAGAGATGAGTCCAACTAATATGGATGAAGTACCTCTTGAAGAGGGAATGCCAAACTAATTAATGTCAAGAAGAAGGAAGAACGCAACTCCTAAACCAGTAGAGGAAAGAGTTGCACAAGGAAATGAAGCGGAAACGCTTTTACAGTCTCCAGTATTCGTGGAATCTTGCGAATTACTGGAGGATAAGTTTATAAACGAATGGATTTCTTCTGGTGTAGGAGATGAGATGAAGCGTGAGCAGTGTTATATGTCACTCAGGGTTCTCTCTGAAATCAAGCTAGAAATCGAATCCATGATAAATAGCGGTAAAATCGCTAAACAATCACTTAATTAGCATTTGAGGAGATTAGACCTTCCTTTTTGGAACAAGTCTAATGTCCTGAACTGCTAGAAAGAAACAATGGCAGAACAAGAAATTGTCGAGGGCAATAGCCTGAATATAGGGTCTGAACTCGATGAAGCAACTATAGCATGGGGAACTGAACTGTCCTCCGAAAATGGTGAAGAATCATTAGAAGAACAAACAGAAGTAGCCCCCGATGAGTCTGAAGAACTAGACTTAGACTCAGAAGATGTGCAGGATGAGGAAGAAGATGAAGATTCGGAAGAAGTAGAATCAAACGTACAGAGTTTTAAAGTACGTTCTGATGGCGTTGACTTAGATGTCACGCTGGATGAGTTAATCTCTGGATACTCTCGCCAGTCTTCGTTTACTAAAAAATCTCAATCACTTGCCGAAGAACGTAAGTCGTTTGAGTCTGAAATTGCAGAAACAAGACAAGCTCGACAACAAGCCCTTCAAGCCCTTGAATCCGCAAAAACTGCACAACCTCAACAAGCCCCAAAAACTCCCGAATACTGGCAAGATTTAAAAGATTCCGATCCAATGCAGTTTATGTTGGAGCGTGATGAAATGCGTGAGGCTCAGTCGCAGGATCAAATGCGTGAACAGCAAGTTCAGCAGTTGAGAATGCAGGAAGATTCAGAGCATCAAGCAAACTTGGAAAAATACATTGCATCACAAAGAGATCAACTGAGTACGTTGATTCCAGAGTGGTCTGATGAAAAGGTCGCAAGTTCTGAGAGAAAATTAATCGTTGAGTACGGAAAAGGAGTAGGTTTCACCGATAAAGAACTTGGTGAAGCGTATGACTCTCGTGCAGTTGCAACCATGCGGAAAGCAATGCTCTACGACAAATTAACTCAGAAACGCGGAACTTTAAAGCCAAGTCATCGTGCAAGCATGAAAGCAGGATCACAATCTGTAAATCCCAGTAGTACGAGTTCTAAAAAGGCATCGGCAAGACTACAAAAATCCGGCAGTGTCGATGATGCGGCTGGAGTATTTTACAACATGATTCGTTCATAATTTTAAATAAAGGAATAACACAATGGCTATCGTAGCAAACACTTATCAGACTTACCAAGCAGTAGGTCGCAGAGAGGATTTGAGCAATACGATTTATAATATTGCCCCATCCGATACACCTTTCATGTCAATGATTGGGAAAGCAAAAGCAACAAACACTCTAGCAGAATGGCAATCCGATAGTTTGGATGCCGCCGCCGCTAATGCAGTTATAGACGGAGATGACTACGCCTATACTGCTGTTACACCTACTGTAAGACTTGGGAACTATACCCAAATCTCACGGAAAACTGTGATTGTATCTGGTTCTCAGCAAGCGTCTAACAATGCTGGAAGAGATTCAGAAATGGCATATCAACTGGCAAAAAGTTCAAAAAGCCTCAAGAAAGATATGGAATTGGCACTGACAGGTAAGGTGGCAAAATCCGCAGGAAGTGCAGGAGCCGCTAGGACACTTGGTGGAATGGAAACATGGTTAACGAGCAATGTAAGTCGTGGTGCAGGTTCTCCAGCAGGTTCCGGAGCAGGTCTTGGAGCGGCTCCTGTTGATGCCGCCACTAAGCGAGCCTTAACAGAAACACTCTTGAAGACAGTGATTCAGTCTTGTTACTCTTCTGGTGGTGATCCTTCAACAGTCATGGTCGGCCCTGTGAATAAAGGGAAAATCTCTGGCTTTGACGGACGCTCAAGCGCAAGACAGATGATTGCAAAGGATGCAATTCAAGGTGGAGCGCATCTTTACAGTTCAGACTTTGGGGAATTAAAAATAATTCCTTCAAGACTGTCCCGTGAGCAATCCTGTTTCGTTCTTGATCCTGAGTATTGGAAAGTCGCTTATTTCCGTGACTTCAAGCAAGAAGAAGTGGCAAAAACTGGTGATGCAACTAAACGTGCGCTTTTAGTTGAGTACACTTTGATCTCAGCCAACGAAGCGGCTTCAGGGATTGTTGCCGATTGCACAATAACATAATTTATGCAATCTCCGTCTAAAAAGCGGTTGTTAAGTCGGTCGCAGGGGAAGCAAGAAATCTTCTCCTACGACCAACATGACAAAAGCTACACGATAGAACATAAAGAGGATGTTGAACCTCTTATTAAACTCGCAAAAAATATGTCGGAGTTAGAACCTTCAAAAGATTTGCGACATACAGCAGTTATACCACAATTTGTTCTTGATCAAAGTCTTCGTGAGAAATGGACGAATAAAGACTGGAAGAAATGGGCAAACGATAGTGACAACAAGATGTTCAGGACATGGCAAGGAACACTCTAAATGGCATTAAGCAATTACACTGAACTTCAAGCATCTGTTGGGGACTTCTTAAATCGTAGTGATCTTTCCACTGTGATTCCAGATTTTATCACAATGGCAGAAGCAGAGTTGAATCGGACACTAAGAGTCCGTGAAATGTCTGTGAGGACACAAGCACCAATTGATTCTCAGTATGTGAAACTACCAGACGATTTTCTTGGAATGAGAAACATTGATTTGCTAACTGATCCAGTGACTCCATTATCCTATAAGAATCTCCAGAATCTCGATAGACATCGAGCAAGTGATGCAACTGGAAAACCAATTTATTATTCGATTATGCAAAACAATATCGAATTTGCACCTGCGCCAGATGGTGACTACACAATTGAGATTGTTTACTATAAGAAAATTCCAGCACTCTCTGCATTCTCAACAAACTGGTTACTAACTGATCATCCGGACGCATATCTGTATGGGACTCTGATGCATTCTGCTCCATATCTCCAAGCTGATGAAAGAATTGGTGTCTGGGCTGGTAAATATCAGCAGGTTATTCAGCAAATCACAACATCGGATGAGAAAGCCAAATTTTCTGGTTCAACTCCTTCAATTTCATTTACACCATTTGGATAAAACATCATGGCAGGACTAACTAATTATTTAGAAGACAAAATAATGAACCACGTTTTCGGTTCAACA